CGGCATCCGTCCAGCCGACCACCTCCAGCATTGGGACGTAGATTTTTTTAAACTCTGGGTGGTTGTAGCTGTCACGCCCGAGCGACACGATCGGCACCTCGCCAGGCGACTGGCGTCGGTGCTGGCTGTAGGTTGCACATAACCGCTTGATGCAGTTGGTGCCGCCCTTTGATGAGGTGGCGTAGACGAACAGCTTCCCCGCAGCTGGGTCGGCCAGTTCGATCATGTCGGTGAGCACGTAGGGGTCCATCGGCTTCCCGGCGGCGTCGCGTTCCCACATTGCTGGGTCAGTATCCCCAAGATCGCTGCGGCGCTCTGGTGGGATCATGGCGATCAGCGGGCGGGTCAGATCCTCGACCAGCTTCTTCTCTTTCCAGCATCGCCAGCCGCGTTTAAGCCCCTCCACGTTAGCAACTAAGCGCGTCCCGAGATCGAGCATTTCCCCGTCCACCCCGAACAGCCACTCGCCATTCTTGAAGGACAAAAAATCGCCGGTCTGAGCGCTTGCCCCATATGCGGCGAAGGGATCGGCTCCCGGCATCGCCAGTGCGGTTCCGGTTCTTTGTGGTGCGCTGGGAAGCTCGCCGCTACGAAGCATCAGTTCTGTGTCGTCCATTACCTTGTTATCCTGTTATGTTGGTAAGCTGGCCGCAGGCGACAGCCGCCCCGACGAGCTTGTGTTGGCTTGGTTAGGTTGGTATGAAGACGGTACTCTCGGCGCTATTACCCTTCGCCTTGCGCGGACCGCGGCTCTGCGGGCGTTCAACGCCAGCATCGGCGCGCGAGGCACGCTTGGTTTCGGTATCGACGACCAGGCTGTGACCGTTCGAACCGAATTCTTCGTCGAGTTCCCGTCTAAGCTTGGACACGATATCGGCCGCTTTCGTAATCGCAGCGGCGTCCTCAAACATCTCTCCGCTGAGCGGCACTCGAAGCGTTATGACAAGTTCTTTGGTGCTCATACTATCCTCAATCGCTCTCCAGGATTGCCGGTCTTGTAGTATGGTTCGAGGTCAACGCCGGCAGCTTTGACCGCGTCGAGATCGAGCGTCGCCTTTCCGTTTACTGGGAAGTACGACACCGACCAATCATCCCCGCGATGACGGCGGGTATTGTGATCCCTTAAGAATAGCTTGATACGCTCCTGTTTCTCGGCGACCTTCGCCTCGAAGCCGGCCGCTTCATTGCGGCATGCGATAAGGTCATCGCGCATGCCTTTGAGCATCTTCGCTTCCACATCATCCAGCTCGTTTTCGTCTCGCGGCACGCCCGCGACCGTCACCTCCGCGCAATGCGAGGCCCAGGCGCAATACTTGCACTCATCGCCGCCCGCCATCTTGCCTTCCGGCGGTAAGTCCAGTGCGTCGCGCGCGGTCATGATCTGCGTCGCGCGGACATGCGCATGGGCATAGATGCGGGATGAGAACGGCACGACGAATTCGGTCACGACATCCCAAAAACTCGCGTCGATATATGAGATAATGCTTTTCTCTGGCTTGTGTTTTGTCTTGTCGCGGATCAAGCCCATCTGAGCTTGAACCTGGAAGGTATGCTGCGCCTTAGCCTTCGAAATGTCGGCGCGCGAATCTATAGATTTGCAATCGAGATTTATGCAAATGCTCGTTGCGATATGGTTGAGCAACCCGTCCGTAGTCGCCGAAAGATATCCGTCTTTCAGCGATTGCTGTTCATCTCCCGCGAAAAGCAACTCCCATCCTTCCGGCAGCGATGAGCGCAGCGCTGGCACCCAATAATGGTCTTCGATTGTCGTGCCGCGCAGTGCCGCGCCCCAACCATCGACATAATCCGGATCGCGCGGCGCATCGTGCTTGGAAAACCACGTCTTCCGTGCGCACTGGCCAATCTCGCTTGCGCCCACAGTCTTGCTGCGGTCATGCGCCCAAGTTCGCGTGCGTGATGCGGCGTATTGGTGCAAAATCTCGCGGATGCTGATATTCATTCTGCCGCCGCTTTTGGAGCGAGTTTCTGCAATGAATACCGCACCCACCATCGCCGCCCGAGCGACTCCCGCACGGAAATAATCTCGTGCCCACGCCGTCGCAGCGCATGGATATGCGCGGCGAGGCGCATCGTTCCGAATAGATCTAACGCGTCTAGCGCCGTAATCTTACCGCCGCTGATGAGCGATTCGAGAATTCGTGCTTGTAGGGTTGCGTCTGCTGGTCTCATAGTTCAAGCACTCGTTTACAAGCTCTAAAAACATCATCCGGCTCACCCGGCAGCGGATCATCGATAGCCAATAACCCTTGCTTAAGGCGCACCCGCATCTGCCGATTGGCGCAGGCTGTTAGCGCCGCGCATTTGAATTCGTACGGCGCGGTGTGTAGCCAATCGCGCTGCTGTTCCGTAACGTAAGCGATCATCGTGTTGCCATCGTCTGGGCCGAAACGCCCCAGGCGCTTCGTGAAATCCCACAGACGCTCGCCCCATTCCGGGTCGGCATATAGCCCAAACCACTCTTCCCGCTTTGAGGCTTTGTAGTTGCTATCTAGCTTCGTGCGCTCGCCGAGCGCTTTGTCGAGGGCGCCGGTGCGGGCGGTCATGCGGCCTCCCGCAATAGGCTTTGCGTCTGGCGCTTCTTGATCGCGTTGTGCTCGACGATTAGTGCCTGCACGGCGCGCGCCCAGGTCGGCCAGACGTGCGCCGGTTTTTGCAGCGCACGGAAGATGTCGGCGGGCGTCATGCCTTGCTCTGCGCACCAGAGGGCGTGCTCCAGCACAGGGATTGCGGCCGCAGGGTCGATAGTGCGGATCATTTGGCCTGCTCCCGCCTGCTCTTGAAAAATTCCGGCAGCTCGCGGCGCCCGGTTCGCACTTCTTCACCGATTACACGATGCGCAAGCCACCAGGACGCCCAGGTGTCAGCTTCTAATTCCGCTTCGCTCAGCGGCGCGTGTTCGGGTGCGGTCATTTAATCTTTACCCGATGCCGGAACCACATAAGACGTAAAGTGGGTATGATACCCAGGCCAATCGTTATATAACGGAGAGCCGCGGTATGGTGGCTCGTTAATTGGGAATACCCACCACAGTTGGTCTCCCATGTCTTCGTGCCACTCCCTTAATGGCCATGCGCGATTTTGTGGCTTCTGCGGTTTTCTGGTGGTCATTTCACCCATCATTCGCGTGGTGCGGTTGTGGTGTGTACTGGCCACACCCTCGGCGCTGATGCGGCGTAGATTTCGGCTGGGCCAAATGTTGTCGGTGTCGCGCTCTGCGCCTGCCGGAGCTTGATTTCCAATTGTGCCACCGCGTTCCAGGCGACCGCCGCGTCGTGATCCGGATGCTCGCCGATCTTGAACAGATGCCGTAGCAGCGATGGGCGATAGTCCCCTTTGACGAGCGGCCCGCGTTCGTAATCGTGGCATCCCGCAACGGCGACCATCGCCAACGGAAATTGTTCGATGAAGCAAAGTAAGTTCGGTGCCTTCACAGCGCGCTCAGCGACGAGCTGTTCTTTAACTGCCCGGTCGCTGAATTTTTCGTACTCGCTCATTCCGCATCCTTCATCGCATTCGCAAACCCGCGCCGGATGCGCTCGGTCGAAATGGGCTCAAAGCGAAGCGGCACCCCGTGATGGCGTAGAAATGCGATCACATCTTTCAGCGATCGGCACACCGCAACCGGGCATCCGGCTTGCTCAATCAGCGGAATCATGTATTTCTGAGAGACGGACAATTTCCCCTCGTCAGTCTTTAATTCGGTAAAGAACGCGCATCCGTTATGGAGCACTGCAATGTCTGGAATTCCCGCTCTGCTGCCGAGCTTTTTCAGATTTTTCGCTTCAAGAAAATGACGGCTGCCGCCCATCGGGATATGAAAAAACAAAGAGGTACCGTCGAGCGCCCAGCTCAGATAGTCGGCGACTTGCCGGTGGAGCTGTGCTTCCGTGATGGAAGGTGCCTTCATTTGATTGCCGCACTGCTCGGCGCGGCGAATGCGGGCGGGAGTTTCTTGATCTCCACCCCGCGGGCGCGCGCCTCTGCGACGGTCTCGAATGTCGAGTCGTGTCGCGGCGGGCGCGATAGCCTTCGCGGCTTGTGGCCGGAGGGGTCAGATCCGTACCTCTCCGCCGCCTCTTTGGCAGCAACCGCACGTTTTGTCGGTTTATGCGCCGCCTTACGCCGGGGCCTTTCGGCGTTGGACTTTGCGCGGAGCGCGTTGAGGCATGGCTTTGAACACGTCTTGCGGCGGCTCCAATGGAGGGGAGATTCGTCGTTACGGATTACGATTGGCGCACCGCATGCCGGGTTCATGCATACCGGACGATCGTAGGCTGCGATCGCCTCTGCCCGTTGCAGGGAATTAAGGTTGATCGCCAGGCTGGCGCGCAATTTCCGCAGACACGCGCCGCCGCATGTGCGGCGATCAGGTCGCGGGACCGGCTTGGAGCAGACGATGCAAAGCGCGTTCATGTCGCGCGTTCCGCGAGCCACGCTTCCTGCTTCATTGTGCGTGGTATTATCTCGCCGGTGGCGCGCTCGTACCGCAGGATTGCGCCTCGTACGATACCGTGGCTAACGCCGCGTTGCGCCGCAACCTTTCGCACTGACTCAAGCCGTCGATATTCATTGACAATCACACAGTCGCGCTCGGTTAGCGGCCGGCAGGGCGAACCATGCACATCGCGCGGCAGTCTCGCGCCGGTGGCGTGCTCGTAGCGCTTCAGGATTATCGTGATCCATTTGTAATTCAGCCCGGTTTCGCGAGCGATCTCCCGGCGTGTCTTGCCGGCTCGCACCCGACGCACGATGTCCCTGTTCCGAGCCGTGAGCGTTTCGCTATCGAGCATCCCTCACTCCGCGCCGGTTAGATAATTCCTAAAATTGCGCAGCTCTTGCAGCCGCACTCTGGTCTCGCGCAGCTCTTGCAGCAGCCCGACCACGTCGTCGATATCGCCACCCGACAGCCCGGTTTCGGAAAGGGCTCGTTCGTGCGTCGCGATTCGTCTGTTCAGTTCAGCGATCGCCTCATCGATTGTGACAAATTGGTTCTTAGGATTATCGGGATCGGCGAACCGCAGTAACTCTTCGGCGATGCTGTTCAGAATCTTCGTGGCGCGCACCGTGACCTTCGCTGCGCGCATCGCCCCCCGCTGCAGTCCGCGTCTCGCTACTCCCGGCTTTTTCATTATGTTTTCCAATTTGCGTTAGGATTTCTGCGTAACGCGTCTGGCGCTGGGCCAGGTCTTCACGCACGACCGCAGCGAGTTCTGCTGTTCGGGATTCGGGGAACAGGCCATCGAGCCACGCCTTAGCGGTGCGCTGGGCAACGCCGAACTGGCGCGATATTTTCTTGCGGGCGTTGGCTCCGTAGACATCGCGAAGGATGGCTGCTGTTGTGACGCTCACCTGGATGACCCTTTTGGACATTTCCTAGCTCGATATCCGTCGATAGGTTGTCAGCCATGGCGAACGGAGTAAGCGAGGATCACAAACCTACTGAGGCCCCCAGGCCGGCAAGCCGAGAGGCAATCCAAGGAATAGGCAAGTTCACGCAGAGCGCGGCGGCAACCGCGCTTTTCGCGCTTAACAGGACGGCCGATCACAGCCATCCGGTGAAATGCAGGTATTCAACGATGCTGACCCAGAAGGCCGACACGCCAAACATCGTCCATCCGCATGGAGTGAGTCGAAACTGGATCATGCTAATGCCCTCATGGCGCGTTTGTAATCGTCGCTGCAAATGCGCGAACAAAAGCGCAAATGCTTCGGCGACAAATCGTTGCCGCACTCCAGACACCATCGTGTCGTGGCCTGGGATTTCGCATCCGCCCGATGTGCTTTGACACAGATGGCTGAACAAAATTTCAGTCGCTTGGGGGGCAGGTCGGCGCCACACCGAGCGCATCGCGTCACGCCCTTGCGCCGATTAGCCGGAGCTTTTGGGCCTATCGCCTTCGTGATGGCGCGCTCGACCGCCAGATCCACGCATGCCGGGCCGCAATGCGCCGGCGCGTACCTACGCGGCGGGATCGGGTTGCCGCAGCCTCGGCAGTGGCTCATGGTGCGGTCTCCGGCAAAGGCGGGCGCGGAACTTCCGCAGGCCACACAGCCTCAGCGGGCCAATTTGCGACGAAAAAGCGCGTTGCCGTCGCTGCGCTATCGGTGGTGCAATCTCTCCCCGCGATCAAACGTTTGAAAAACCGGTGATCGTTGAATAAGCTCTTTCCCAGCCCAGTGAGGGACATTTTCCCTGAGGAGACAAATGCCTCCGCGAGCGTTGCCAGATGGCGAGACGTCAACATTGCCGCAGGCTAGTGGGAAAATTCCCACGGGGCAAGCGAAAAATATCTCGCTTGGTGGGAAAGTTCCCACTCTGGTATGCTCGGACATGCTGATAACACCTGATGCCCCGTGGCACCCTGTTAATATAGCGCGCCGCATAGATGCCCAAGTTGAGCGACTTGGCATGTCGCGGACCGCGCTCTTAAAGCGCTCGAAAGTTCAGGCAAAAGCCATCCATGATATGGAGACTGGCCATTGGCCGAACCTGCGCAAGCTCGTGCAGCTTGCCGCGGCTTTTAAGTTTCCTGGCGGGGTTCCTGAGCTGCTTGGGGTCACTGAGGCCCCCGACAATCGCTGCGACCCGCGGCTGTTGCATGTCGCGCTAGAGCTGGTCGCGGCAGCGATGGATATGAAAAATCACGACAACCCGTTGATAACCAAGCCACACGTCATCGCCGGCCTGGCCGCGCTAGC